ATGATCTTCGCGACGTGTTGCGCGTGTGGGTGGGGGCACGAGGGCGAGTGGCGTGATGAGGTGCGGTGGCGTGCGGTGCAGCATCGGGCGGTGTGCTCGAGCACGGTGATCGTCCGCTCGGTCGATCGGCCGGCGGAGCTGGTGGGTTCGCTGGGGCGCTACAGCTCCGGCGCGGCCTGACCGATTGTTTCGCCATGCTCAGGACCTACGTGACTCATCTGGAGTGGCGGGGTGTGCTCCCGTCGTCGATCGAGGCCCGGATGCGGGTGCTTTCAAGATTTGAAAGCTGGCTCGACGGGCAGCCGATCGAGACCGCGACGGTCGACCAGCTCCGCACGTGGTTGGAGTCGCACAGGGACCTGGCGGCGCGCACCCGCTACTGCTACGTGAGCCACGTTGCGTGCTTCTGGCGGTGGCTGGTGCTCGAGGGGCACGCCGAGACGGACATCACGCTCCGTGTGGCACGGCCCAAGCTCCGCCGAGGCCTCCCTCGGCCTGTGAGCACCGAGGACGTCGCCACGGCGCTCTCAGCGGCCCAGGACGGGCCGATGCGGGCCATGTTGGCGCTGGCTGCGTTCGCAGGGTTGCGGTGCGCCGAGATCTCCGGGATGGAACGCACCGACGTGCTCGAGCGGAAGCGGCCGACACCGTTGCTCGTGATCACGCACGCGAAGGGCGGGCGGGAACGGATCGTCCCGATGCATCACGTGGTCCGCCAGGCGCTCCTCGCTATGCCGATGCCAGCGCGTGGCCGGCTGTTCGAGTGGTCACCGGAGCAGGTGTCCGGCCGCATGCGGCGGCACCTCCACGGCTGCGGCATCGAGGCGTCGGCGCACCAGCTCCGCCACTGGTTCGCTACCGAGGCGTACGAGCTGTCCGGCGGCGATCTGCGGATGTTGCAGGAGCTCCTCGGTCACGCCTCGCCCACGACCACGGCGATCTACACCGCGTGGTCGCAGACGAGGGCGTTCGACGTCGTCAACGCTCTCGCGGCGTGACCACCGGCTCGACGGGCTGACCCTGGCGGGCAGCGATGCCGTTGCCGACGAGGTAGCCGACGAGGAGACCCATGAGGCCCAGGTACCCGCTCTCGGACAGGGTGCCGAGCCCGAACACGATGGTGAGCAGGACCATGGCGACGAGGATGCCGATGAGCTTGGGCGGGTTGTTGATGTCCATGGGTGTGGGTCTCCTTCAGGGGTAGGTGGCTCGGCCGGGCACGGTGATGTGCTGGCCGGGGTGGATGGCTCGCCGACCGTTCGCTGTGGCCAGGACGTCGACGAGGGCGGGAGTTGCGGTGCCGTAGACACGGCGGGCGATGGACCACCAGCCGTCGCCGGGCTGCACCGTGGTGAGCAGGGTTGCAGGGGCTGGCGTCGGTGGGGTCGGGAGGGCGAGCTTGCCGGCGGCGAGCTGACGAGCGATCCCGATGCCTGGGCAGCCTGTCGGTTCGAGTCGGGCGTGGGACGTGACGGTGAGGGTGCGGCCGCAAACCTCGGTGACGTGACCGAGCAGGTCGTGGACGGCCTCGAGCTGGGCGTCGTCGAGTTCGTCGACGGCGTACCCGTTCGGGTCGAGGACGAGGCCCGGGAGCGCGTGGAGCACGGCGACGCTGGTGAGGTTGGTGCGACCGTTGTCGTTGGGGACGGCGTTCGCTGCGTTGCGGAACGTCCACCCGCGGATCTCCCACACCTCCCGTCGCCCGGGCCAGGTGAGCCATCCGTAGCCGATGGAGTAGCCGCGCTTGTCGGCCCACGACTTCTGGATGTTCGCGAGGAACTGCTCGGGGGTGCCGCGCAAGCGCCCCTTGGTGGCGCCGTAGTGGTGCACGAACTTGTCGACCTGGCGCGGGTCGACCGGTGGGGATGTGCTGTGCTCGGCGATCGAGTAGCCGGGCTGCTCCCACTTGGTGCGGGGGATGACGGTGAGGGTCACGTGGTGCCTTCGTCGTCGTCGAGGAGGTCGGCGGCGATCACGAGTCGGGTGAGCGCGACGAGGTGCCGTGTGACCCGGCCTAGCTGAGCGAGTACTTGAGCGTTCGTCGGCGCCTGCGACCGGTCGAGCCATGCCAGGTGTTGGGCGAGCATGGTGCGGGCCCGGTCGTGCATCGTGAACTCGACGACGTCACGGGTGACGTCGACCTCATCGACGGTGACGGTGTACTCGCCGGTGTCGACGTTCCATGTTTCGTGGTGGTCGGTTCGGGTGATGCGGTCGGGCATGGTCACGTACCTCCGATGAACAAGAACGGATAGAACACGGGCACGGTGCCGCTGACGATCGTGTCGATCTGAGACGGCGGGTCGGCAAGCGCAGCGTTGAACGCTGGTGACGAACCGACCCGCGATCCGCGTTCGACGGGCGACAGACTCGATCCGTCCCATCGGGCGAACGCAAACGAGCTGATCCCGGGAGCGCGCAGCGTCGGCGACCCGGCGCCGGTCTTGCACACCAGGTGGTAGCGGCCGATGTCGAGCACGTCCGCGGTGTGCGTGAACTCTTTCAGACCTGAGCTCCCGGTGCCGAGCGTCCCCCAATCGCGGACGACCTCGACGGCCTGCCAATCTTCGTCGGCGGTGACGATGCCCAGCCGCACGTCGTTGGAACCGGTCTGCACTCCGCACGCGACCCCGACGTAGCTGGTCGGGACTTCGCACACGAACGGGAAGAAGTGCAGGGTGCTTGTCGCCAACGATCCGGTGATGAGGGACGACGCGAACGTCAGCCCGGGCATGAAGTACTTTGCGCGTGTCCCGATTGCCGCTTGACCGAATCTGGTACCGCGCGACGGGACGCCTTCGAATCCGTTGATTGCGTCGGCGACGGCGTTTCCCCAGTCGGCGGTGATTGGTGATCCGCTGATGACGTTCGGGACGGTCATAGCTGTGCTCCAAGCATGTTGTTGACGGTGCCGGTGTCGATGGCTAGCGAGGTGCGCCACACGACGGAGCCCGGACCGGCAGGGGTGATGTCGTGGCCTATGGCTCGGACGTGGCCAGTGATGTTCGGGCCTGTGTCGATGTCGGCGGGGTCGACACCCGGCGGTGTAACGGTGCAGGGGTCGCCGAGGTCGATGGCGGCCACGACGAGCAGCCCGTCGACCGGGTTGGGGCGGTCAGCGCTGATCGTGACGTCGTCGACGCGCAGCAAGTTGCGGGCTCGACGTTCGACGTACCGGGTGACGAGCTCGAGGACCTGGGCGTCCGACATCGCTGGCACCGTCAACGATTCACCGGTGACCGGTTGCCAGCGGGTCGACGAACCAATGACGCTGTAGGTCTGCGGGAGATCGGACGGCCCGGTCCACGTCGCAGAGTTGACGAGCGCAGTGATGTCGTTCCCGGTCACGAAAGCGTCAGCGTCGTAGGCGAGCCACACAAGGTCACCGGTGACGGCCCGATCACCGATGCCAACGTGCTCGACGCCGGCGAGGTCGGTCGAGAACTCGGCGAGGCGTGACGGTTGATGGTCGATGGTGTCGGTGTGGTGACGTGCGGCGACTTGTAGTGCGCCGGTTGGCGACGAACGGATCTCGACATCGGCGGCGTCGGCGGCGGCAAGCAGCTCGTCGAGCGCTGCGAGGGTGTAGGCAGTGGCGGCGATGCCGAACTCGTTGCGATTGCCGGCGGTGACCTCGAGCCCATACCGCCAGCCGTACCGGTCGAGCACACGGGTCGCGCGGTCGGTGATCCTGTCGTCATCGCCCTCAGGCACTGGGGCGCTGGGCCCGGTGAGCCCGGCCAGCTCGGCGGCGGTCTCGACGAGTTGCACGTCGCACCACCGGTCAGCTCCGGCACCCGAGTAAGCGACGGGCCACAGCTCGACGGTGCCAGCGAAGATCGGCAGCCAGCCGCCGGCCCGGGTGTCGGTCGCCGAGACGAGCCCGACCCGTACGAGGGTGCCCGGCGCAAAGAACGCGAATGCGTCACCGAACGCGGTCGCTTGGTTCCACGGGGAGAACAGGTCACCGGGTGACTCGACGGTGATGGTGCCCGTGCCGGTGCGCGGCCGTCCATAGGGTTCGTCGGCTCCGCGACGCGTCGAGATCCCGCGGACGTGCTCGGTGATGTCTACCCAGCTCAGGACGTTCCAGTCGGCAGCGTCCCAAGCGCCGAGATCCCAGTAGCCACCCGGTGATGCGGGCAGCACGGCCTCGACCACAAGTCTCCAATCGCCGATCCCGGCGGGCCGACCGGCGGTCGGGTCTGGCGCCGTGTTCACGAGGTCGGCGAACTGCCCGTCAAGCGGATACCACGTCATCGTGCACCGTTCCGACGGCGGTAGGCCCGCTCGGCGCGGATGACGCCGGTTGGGTCGGTGCCGGCGGGCATGTTCACCACGACGTTCGTGATCGAGGGACGTGCGAGCTCGGCGAGGAGTCGTGCGGTCGAGGCTTCGCCGGTGACGACGTCACCAGCTTGGACGGCGGTGGGCCCGGTGATGAGCTGGCCGTTGAGGAGCTCGGGGCGCCAGTTCTCTCCGGCGATGCCTCCGGCCGGGCCGACGGGTCCGCCGGCGGCGTAGGGGCGGGGTGCGTTGATGCCGGCGGCGCCGGGGCGGGCGATGACCGGGACGTAGCGGGGTGCGGTGAGCCGGTCGAGTTCGGCTTGGGCGGCGGCGGCTGCTGCTTCGTCGACGTCGGCGACGATCGCGGCGTCACGCGCAGCTGATGCCTCGTCGAGGGCTGCGCGGGCCTCGTCGAGCTTGCCGGCGTCGATGAGGGCCTGGATGTCGGTGAGGCGCTCGGGTGGGATGCCGTTGACGGCCGCGATGTACTCGAGGATGCCGGTGCGCAGTGGTCCGCTGGCGGCGGCGGCGGAGTCGAGCGCGGACCGGTTCCAGGTGTCGAGGCGTTGCGCGGCGGTGAGGGTGCGGCCGGCGGCGGTGGCTTGTTCGTCGGCGACGCGGACCGCTGCGTCGGCGAGGGAGCCGGCGGACTTGGCGGCGTCGTCCATGGCTCCGCGGATCGCTCGGAGATCTCCGTCGCTCTCGTTGATCACCTCGTTCGCAGCGGCGAGCGCTTCGGTGAACTCGTCCTCGGCGTCGCGCAGCGCGAAGGTGGCGTCGGCCGCGGCACGGCGGGCGTCGATGAGTTCGTGCTGTGCGGCGACCGAGTCTTCGAGCTGCTCGACCTGGTCTTGGAGGGCGGCGGTGAGCTTGTCGACCGCGCTCTCCTGGTCCTCGACCGCCTCGGTGGCTTCCTCGGCTGCTTCGCCGAACACGGCGGTGCGGTCACCGGCGGTGTCGACAGCGGCGGTGTAGTTGGCTTGGGCGAACTCGAGGCCCTTGAGGACGGTGACGGCGTCCTCGGCGGACACGTTGGCGGTGCGGAGCTTGTCGGCGAGCCCTTCTGCCTCGGCGGAGCCGCCGGCGACTGCGGCGGTCCAGTCGTCGAGGGTGATGCCGGCGTCGGCGAGCACGCCGGTGATGTCCTCGATGCCGCCGAGGACACCGCGCACCTCGATCTTGCCGGTGTCGGCGAGCGCGTCGCGCAGACCGTCGACGGCGTCCTCGGCTTCGCTGATGGCGTCGACGAACTCTTCGACCTGGTCGGTGTCGAACGCTCGGGCCTCCTTCATGCGCTCCATCGCACCGGTGACGCCCTTGACGACCATGGTGACGGCGCCGAGCGCGAGTCCGGCGGTGGCGAGCGACTTCAGGCCGACCTCGCCCTCGAGGACGCCTTCGGTGAGCTGTGACGCGGCCTCTCCGACGGGCCCGAACGAGTCGGCGACACCGGGCATCTCCGATACGGCGTTGCCGACGAAGGAGCGGGTGGCATCGTCGGCCTTCTCGCTGCCGGCCCGGACACGTTCGAACCCGTCCTCCATGTCGAGGAGCCCGCGGTTGGGTCCGTCCAGGCGGCCGGCGGACTCGTCGAGGCGCCGGATGGCGGCGGCGAGCTCCTCGGCGTCGGCTTCCACGTCGGCGGCGGTGAGCCCGGCTGAGCGCAGGTCCGCTGCCATCTTGTTGAGACCGGACTGGCCGATCGAGGCGGAGAGTTCGGGGCCGAGGGCGTCGCCGAGCGCCTTCGCGGCCCTCTCGGTCTGTTCGAGTTCGTTGTCGATCTCTTCGGCGGCACGGGTGATGGCCTTGGCCATCGTCTTCCCGGCGGACTCCACGCCCTCGAGTTCGCCCTCGATGCCCTCGGCTGCCTTCTGGAGGTCGCGGAGCTCCTTGGCGGCGTCGCGGGCGATCAGGTCGAGCTTGTAGCGGATGTTCTTGCTGCTCATCGGTTGAACGCCTTGTCCAGGTGCCCGGCGATCGCTCGGGGAACGACACGGTCGAGGTCGGTTTCGAACCGGTCGAGGGTGCCGAACCCGGGGGTCGGGGTCGACCGGGAGAACGTCGAGTAGCGGCCGCCGAAGAACAGGGCGGGCGGCCGACCGTTGCGGCCTTGGCGCTGGGCCCGGCGCCGGCCGCGGCCGCTGCTCTTGGGGAAGATGCGTGAGGTGCGGCGGCGGCCTCGGTCGGCGAGGTGCCAGAGCCCTCCGGGCCGGAGCTCGAGGATGATGTGGTCGGCTCCGACCTCGTAGCCGGCGGAGAGGATTGCACGGCGGGCGAGGCCGGAGAACGCCCGGTCGGGGCCGAGGTCCTCGGTGATGGCGGTGGTGGCGGCGGTCTTGGCTGCGAGACCTACCGCGTGGTGCAGCTCGTCGCGGTCGGCGAGCACGCCGCCGAGTCGGTCTGCCCACGCGGTGATCTCGCCCATGTCAGGCGCCGATGTCCTTGGTGATGCCGGCGGCGGTGATCGGGTAGGTCTGGGACTGCTCGCGCAGGGTGCCGACGGCGGCGCCGGTGTCGACTCCGAGGACCACGATGGTGCCGGAGAACTCCGGGTTGTCGGGCCCGGCGGCGCCCTCGTTGAGGGTGCACTCGAAGGCGAGCTCGGCGGTGTCGGTGTCGATCGCGTCGTAGAGGTCGGCCCACATGCTCGCGGCGGCGGTGGAGCTGAAGAAGTTGAGGGTGAGCGTCTCGACGAGGGCGCCGGCGGCCTGTGTCTGGCGGATGTTCCCGAACGTGGCCGGGCGGGTGATGCTCTGGCGGGTTCGGCTGATGACGGCGGACGAGACGTAGGCGGACACGTCGACGGTGGCGAGCGTCATGGTGCCCTTGAGCTGGATATCGGACATGGCGGGTGCCTCCTCAGGCGATGAAGGTGAAGATGAGGTCGGCGGCGAGGACCTGGTGGTCTCCGACGGTCTCGGGGCGGATGTTCTGGGCGGTCTCGGCGACGACGTTGCGCCAGATGCCCGGGTAGGACTCGATGGCGGGGATCAGGGTGTCGCCGAGGAGCTCGTCGAGTGCGTGCTGGGCGGCGTCGGTGTCGCTGGTCGGCACAGCGATGGTGAGCGCGAGGTCGAACTCGTGGTGGCCGGCGAGGGTCCGGTGGTAGCGGACCTGTGTGGGCCATCCGACGACTACGCACGGCACCTCGGGGCTGCCGGGGAGAACGTCGTAGATCGTGAGGTCGGTGTCGCGGAGTGCCTCGACGGTGAGGCCGGCGAGTGCGGCGGCGCAGTCGAGGCGGACCTGGCGGAGGTTCATGCGAACCCCCAGGTGCGGCCGATGTCCTCGAGCATCGTCTCGACGTCGCGGTCACGGGTCGAGATTCGGATGGCGCCGAGGTCATCGAACCCGACGACTCCTTCCGGGCTGGCTGACCGCTTCCACCATCGGGCTGCCTGCATCACGTGGGCGAGGTCCCAGTCGGCGGTGACCGGGTCGGGCGCGGTGTAGTGGCGGGCGATGTTGGCGTAGACGGCGTCGATCACCATCTCCATCGAGGCGAGTGCGTCGCCGGTGGGGGTGGGGATCTTGAGCCAGGCGGCGAGGTCGTCGGGTCCGATGGCCATGGTCAGGCCGACGGGTCGGTGCCGAGCTGGACGAACCCTTCGTGGCGGCCGTGGAACGCCACGTAGCCCGAGTAGGCGATGTCGGTTGCGAGGACCGACGGCACGATCGCGGTGAGGAGGCCCTTGCGCTGCTCGTACACCTCGATGAGGGAACGGCAACCGATGATGCGGGTGTTCGCTGCGAGCTGCGGGCCGATGACCCATCGCATCCCGGCGGCGCCTTCCATGCCGGCGGAGCCGAGCTCGGCGAGCGCCTCGCGGATCATGGACAGGGCGGTCCGGTCGTTGTTGGCGTTCGTCGTCGACGTGAGCGTCGCCCAGGAGGCGAGGTCGTGCCAGATGGTGTCCGGGACCCGCTTGGCCTTGTTGTAGACGGCGACGACACCGTCGACGTAGCTCTCGACGAGGGTGCCCACGTCGGTGGCGTCGTAGTCGGAGTAGGTGGACCCGTTGACCGCGGTGTCACCCGCGACGATGAGTTCCTCGAGGAAGTCGGCGGCCTCGCCCTCGGTGACCTCGGCGTAGTACTCGGTGAAGTCCGAGAGCACGATCGCCAAGATGGCGGGGTCGGTGAAGTCGATGTCCTGCTGGGTGAGCTGGAGCCCACCGGCGAACGTGCGCTTGGTGACCTGGTCGGCGGTGACGGTCATCTTGCGGGAGACGACCTCTTGGCCTTCGGTCTGCTCGGCGACGTTGACGCGCTGGGTGATCCGGGGCCGGGTGAACGTCTTGCCGCCGGCGGGCATCGGGCGGGGCGTGAACGACGAGAACACGGGCCGGTTCGAGTCGGCGAACTTGATGAGCTCACCGACGATGGGCTCGGGGAGGATGCCGGTGTTGTCGGCGGTGGCCTGCTGGGCGAGTGCCCGGTCGAGGTAGCTGCCGGCGCGGTCGACGAACCGGTCGATGGCCTTGTCGCCGTCCGTCGGGTGGAACGTGCGGAACCACTCGGCGAAGTACTCGTGTGCGGTCAGCTCCACCTTGGAGCTGTTGCGGGGGCCGTTGATGGCGCGGTCGCGGGCATCGCCGTTGCTCGAGGAGAGCTTGGAGACGATCGAGGCGACCGCGTTGATCGAGTCGTCGCGGCCCTTGAGCTCCTCGATCTCGGGCTTGATCTGCTCGGCCCGGTCGTAGAGCTTGTCGAGGTCGGCCTGCTCGTCGTCGGTGAGGTCGGTGCCGCGCTTGGCGGCCCGGTCGTTGATGGTGTCGATCGACTTCTTGATGCCGTCGAACTCGGTGGTGAGCGCCTTGAGGCGAGGGTGCATGACTGGGGTTCCTCTCGGAGTCGTAGGGACTACGACGAGTGGTTCTGCCCCAGTGGTTCTGCCCCAGTGGTGGCCCTCGATGGGGCTCCGGCTGGCGTCCGGCTGGCGTCCGGCTCGTGTTGCGATGCTCAGTATTGCGCGCAGCTGCGCGAACGGTGGTGGATGGTCAACGAATCTGCTTGCCGTGGCTACGGTGTGTGGGCATGGTTCCCACTGAAGCGATCATCGTTGTGCTCGTGATCTGTGCGCTCATCGGCATGGCCGTCGGGTCGAACAAGGGTCGAGGCGGCGTCGGGTTCGTGCTCGGCGGCCTGTTCGGCATCATCGGCATCATCATCGTGGCGGTCATGTCGCCGGCTGGCTCTGGCGCTCCGGCCGCTGCGGCGCCGTCGGCAGCGCCGGGCTGGTGGCCGGACCCGTACGGGCGTCACGAGCAGCGCTACTACACCGGGACCGAGTGGTCCGGGTACGTGAGCGATGGCGGCGTGCAGTCGGTCGATGCGCCAACCCGTGACGTCCCGCCCGGGTCACAGCAGTAGCCGTCGGCGGCGGGACTGCTCGAGGCGGTCCAGGGGTCGCTGTTGGGCGGGGTGTGCTCGCATGACGAGGACCTTGGCGTCGTCGTGTTGGCCGAGGCCGGTGGGTGCGAGTGACAGCTCGCGGATGGCGATCTCGGCGCGGCCGATGATGATGGCGCCGTTGCTGGCCCGGCGTGGCCGTTCGCGCACGGGCCGGTAGGAGACGCTGACGTCTTCGCTGGCGCGGTCGCGGACCAGTTCGAGGGCTTCGTCGCCGAGCCGGGTGCGGGACACGGTGGCGGAGAACATGAGGGCGTGCTCGGCGTCGCTCGGTTCGAATCGTACGGACCCGACCGGTTGGGCGGGCATGAGCCCGGCGTTGGAGCTCCACGGGTGCCACATGCCGAGTGGGAACACGCCGCGGTCGCGGATGGTCTTGGTGTCGCAGCCGACGAGGAACTCCTCGAAGTACGGGTCTCCTCCGTCGGTGACCTTGGAGGGGTGGTCGTAGCGGTAGGCGATGCCTTCGAGGGTGCGGCCCTCGACGATGGCGGGCGCCGGCGCAGCGCGGGAGAGGATGGGCGTGTCAGGCATCGGGGTCCTCCTCGTCGTCGACGGGGTCGGTGGTGGGTTCGGGCTTGGGTGTGGGGCGGGGTGCGCGGCCTTCGAGGTCTCGGGTCTCGTCGACGGTCTCGAGGCCGATGGCCTGGGCGAGCTGGTGGAGCTCGTACCGCTCGCGGGTGGAGGTGCGCAGCAGGGCCTCGACTCGGCCGCGGACGCGGAGCCGGCCTGGGATCAGGTCGGAGAACGCTCGCTCGATGCGTTGCATCCACGGGCTGTAGGCCTCGGCGACACGGTTGAGGGTGCGTTCGGTGATGTTCGCGTAGGTGAGTGCGCTGCCGGCGCCGATGGAGGCCGACAGGTCCGACGGGTCGAGCCCGCACATGAGTGCTGCCTCGGCGATCGAGATCCGCTTGGCTTCGATGAACTCGGCGTCCTCGGGTGACCACGACAGCGGAGTGATGCTCATGGTGCGAGGGATGACGGCGGGCTTGCGCGAGCCGGAGCCGTGCCGGTCGATCCAGTCGGTCTGCACGGTCTCGGCGACGTCCTTGGAGACCTTGTCGACGTCGAGCTGCACGACGGCGGAGGGGATGGCACCGGTCGCGAAGCTGTTCGACTCGTAGGCCTGCTGGTGGAGTCCGGTGGCGAGAGCCTTGCGGTACTGCTCGACGACACCGAGACCCCACAGGGAGCCGACCGGGGCGGCGCGGCGGATGTGCATGATCTCGCCGAACAGGTAGGTCTCGCTCTCGAGGTGGTACACGGGGAGCCCGCTGGATTGGTCGAGGTTGACGGCGTCGATGTGGACGGGGACGACCTGGCGGGGGTAGCCCATGGTGTCGAAGTCGGCGGGCACCGCGATGTAGTTGCCGCGCATGACCATGGCGGCGGCGAGCTGGTAGTAGAACTCGAACTCGTCCATCAGGACGTTGGGGCGGCGCACGATCGGCGGGATCTCCATGTCGATGACGTGGCCGCGGTGGTCGACGATCTGGGCTTCGACCATCATCGTGGCGACCGCGTTGGCGATCTTGTCGACGGCGGCGCCGACGGCGGGGAGCCCGCGGACGGTCTCCTCGGTCGGGGTCGAGGTCGCCGGCATCGACTGGCCGAGGAGCGCGTACAGCGCGTACGGGGACGCCGGGTAGGTGAGCGGGAACGGGACGGGTTCGCGCAGTCCTCGAGGGCGGGTGCGGGAGATCACGGTCTGTGCGGGCATGGGTCACCAGATCCTGAAGGCGTCGTCGGGGACAGGGAGGGGGGCGGTGTCGGCCATCGACACCGCGAGCGCGAGCGCGATGGCGGCGTCGATCTTGAGGTCCGACTTGAGCTTCGACAGGGTCATCCCGTTGTCGGAGTGGCGGGCCACGGCGGTGGTGACCTGGGCGGCGAAGTCGGGGGCGCCGTCGTGGGAGAGTCCGCCGCCGGTGATGAGGCGGTACAGGTTCCCGATGGCGGGCACCATGCGGTGAGCGGTCTGCGGCACCTCGATCATCGGGACGCCTTCCTCGGCGAGCTCCTGGGCGGAGCCCTCGAAGAACCGGGGGTCGTACGCGCAGGCGGCGAGGGCGGGGATCTGGCGGATGCAGTGGCGCACCTCGCCCTGGTCGACGGGCCGTCCCTCGGGCGCTCGGAAGATCCACGAGCGGGCGTGCCATCGGCCGTCGGGGCGTTGCTGGACGGCGACGACGGCGGTGGTGTCGTGGCGGAGCGACACGTCGACTCCGGCGTATGTGGTGGCCCGGTCGTCCCACTGGTAGCCGGGGTCGGCGAGCGCCTTCCAGATCGCGAGGGCGTTCGGGCCGAGCCACGACTCGGTGCCGACGAGGTCCACCCACTGGTTGAGGCGGAACGCTCGGAAGGCGTCCTCGGGGGTGATGTCGACAGCGGCGGCGATGGCGTCCTCGGCGAGGAAGCCGGCGTCGATCGCCGGGTTCGCTCGGCGCCACTCGGCCCGGTCACGGATGTCGCAGCCAGGCGTGGCCGAGTAGTTGATGCGGCAGTGGCCGGCGAGGTCGACACCGGAGCGCCACATCTCGTGCAGGCGGTGGAGGGCGGAGTCCCGCTTGCCGGTGGTGCCGAGCCCGACGATGAGCGAGTTGGGGCGCTTGCCGCCGGCGAGCTGGAGGGCGTCCCAGGCGCCCTGCCCGATGAACCCGACCTCGTCGACGAGGGCGAGCGACGGGTCGAGGCCTTGGAGGGCGTCGATGTCCGAGGCGAGCGGGAACATCTCGCCGGAGTTGTACGACACGGCGATCCGCTGGTCCCCGATCGCGGTGTACACGAGGGCCCGGCCGTCGAGTTCGTTGTGGAGCTGCACCATGCGCACCGCGACCGAGTACGTGGCCTTCACGACCTGCTTCAACGTGATGGCGATGAGCGGCACCTGGGGCGACCACTCGTCGAGGAACAGGTGGGCCAGCCCGAAGCCGGCCATGAACGACGACTTGCCGTTGCCACGACCGAGCGAGAACTCGCCGGTGCGGACACCGTCGCCGAGGAGCTGCTCGATCGCGTCCTTCTGGAAGTCCGCGAGCACCATCGGCTTGCCGGCGCCGTGGCCCTTGGGGACGATGCAGTACGTCTCGATGAACCGGATCGTGCGACCGGTGAGCGAACCCGACCAGTCGAGCCACGACGGCCGGGTGGTGAGCCTGACCTGGCGTGAAGCGTTGCGAGTCGATCGGTTCGCACGCCGATCGTGCACCGCACCGGGGACCTCGGTGACCTCGAACAGCGTCACGCCCGACCCCCGGCGTGCATGATCATGCAGGCCGTGCGTGCATGATCATGCGCCGTTCTAGACGTATCTCGGGAAACGGCTGGGTGCGGGTCGGCCGAGCCACTGAAAGAAATTGCATCGGACTGCATGATCATGCATCTCGCTATCCGTCGGCCTGCATGGCTATTCATCGCCACACCAGCCCGACGAGGTACGCGGCCGCCGCCCCGAGCGCAGCACCGAGCAGCGCAGTGCCAGCCAACAGGCCCAGGACGACGGCTGCGCGGATCACTCGCTCTCGGTCCCCTCGGCTGCTGCGGCACGCAGGTCCTCGATGAGCTGCGCCTTGCGCTGGTCACGTGTTGCGTGCAGCCAGCGACGGCGAGACATACCACCGGCGAACACGGGCCAGCCGTCGACCGGGTCGAGCTGCACACCGGTCAACGACCGGGCCGCGGCCACGTCGACGGTCGGCTCCTCGACCTCGGCAGGGGTCGGGGTGGGTGGCTTGCGACGGGTGGTCACTTGGCGGCCTTCCACTCGGCGAGGCGTGCGTGGAACTCGGCGTAGGTCTCGCCCATCTGCGGGATGGGGCGTGGGCCACGATCGGCACGAGCAGCGGCCTTGGCCACGGCAGGTGCGGGCTTGCGAGTCGAGGGCTGACCGGCACGGCTCGAGGCCGGCTTGGTGCCCTTCGAACGGGTCGAGGTCAT